CCATCGTGATCGCCAATGGCCAGCCGGACAACCAGTGGCCAACGTCGATCGATACCGACAACCAGTAACCAACCCAGAGGAGGAATCTTGAAATTCAAAGTAGGCCGTTTATCATTGTTGCGGGAGCTCAACTTCATTCAGCCCGTCACCGAGAAGAAGTCCACCATCCCGATCCTGACCAGCTTGCATTTCAGTGCAAGCCATAAGCAGACCGGGGGAGTGACTATTCACGGAACGGATCTGGATAGCCATCTGATCACGTTCGTTGATGCTGAGATCCTCGAACCTGGATCGTGCTGCATTCCGGCCAAGAAGCTCACCGAGATAGTGAAGGCACTCCCGGAGGCTGAGATCACCTTCACCATCGAGGGCGAGTCAGTCCGGATCACCTGCGAACGGTCCAAGTTCAAGCTGACCGGACATCAACCGGACAACTTCCCGAAACCCAAACTTCAACCGGACAAGTTATTGCCCTTCCCTGCTGACACACTGAAGACCCTGATCAGTCGCGTCAAATTCGCCGTCTCTGACGCGGAATCGCGATACTCGACCAACGGCGTCAAGTTCGAGTACAAAGACGGCCAGGCGCGAACTGTGGCGACGGACGGGCATCGTCTCGCGTTCTGTGCGCGCCCGGCATACTTCGAGGGCGACGCGATCGATACGCTCATCCCGATCAAGACCGCCGATCTGGTCATCAAGCTGATCGAGACCAATGAGCCGGTCCAGTTTGGCATCGAGAGCGGCACGCTGTTCTTCAGCTTCGGCAAGCGTACACTGATCAGCCGGACGATCGTTGGCCAGTTTCCCAACTATGAGCTGATCTTCGTCGAGCCTCAAGGATCTGTCGTCGCCGATTGCCTCCGCCTTCGGTCAACGCTGTCACGTGTCGCCCTGGTCACGGATGATCGGTCGAAGGCGGCCAAGCTGGTCATCGGTAAGGATCAGCTGGTCGCCATCGCGGCCACGGCCGAAGTCGGCGAGGGTCAAGCAGAGATGGACGTGGAATCGAGCTTTGACACTGATATCACTCTCGGATTCAACGTGCAGTACATCAGCGACTATTTCGGGGTAATGCCGGAAGGATCGGTCCGCATCGAGATCAAAGACGAGATGAGCCAGATCACAATGAAGCCGGTCGAGGATGGAGACTTCGACTTCCGCTATGTTGTTATGCCAATGAGGATATGACGATGGACTATGAGATCGGAAAACCGGTGGAGGTGCTCGATAAAGGGCACCTCATTCTTAGGGCTGTAACGGGCGATGATTGGACGATTGTGGAAGCGGCCAGGGTGAGCATCGGCTCAGGCCGGAAGGGGGAGGAGCAGGACACCCGCCTGATTAACTACCTGATGGCACATCGCCACGAGACGCCCCTCGAGATGGCCGATATCGCGCTTGTGGTCAAATGCCCGATCTTCGTCGCCCGGCAATGGATGCGACATCGAATGGCCAGCTACAATGAGATCAGCGGACGATATGTCGAGCTGAAGGAAGAGGTCTACATCCCGTCGCATCTTCGCGAAGCATCGGGAAGCAACAAGCAAAGTAGCGGAGCCCCGATATACAATCAGGCTCTACTAGACGCTTATCAGTACGCGACCGAAACCGCCCTCGAGACCTATCGGATGATGCTGACCGCTGGCGTGGCGAGGGAGATAGCTCGAGCCATGTTGCCCGTGGCGACCTATACGGAGTTCTGGTGCAAGATGAATCTCCGGTCAGCATTCAACTTCATTCATCTACGCAATGCCCCGGATGCGCAACACGAGATTCAGGTATACGCGCGACACGTCGAAGGAATGATTGCTCAATTCTTCCCTCGCGTTTATCACGCGTGGACCTCGAATAATCGAATCCCCTTCTAGGGCGATGGGATGGTCGATGTCTGTGCCTTGGGTACAGTCGGCCATCCCGATACTTCCTCAGCTGGTCGCCGTTCCCTCAACCCTCACCCGATATGTCACCGCACAAGCCGCGTCAATCTCATACGATACCGACGAAATGAAATAGCATTCGAGCTTGATGATCCGGCTGACCTTGGCATTGCTGACCGTCGTCGATGCGTTGGCCGCAAGGGTCAGGACGGAACCCGCGATACTGCTCACCGTCGTCACCAGATCCGCACCTGCCGCCCCTGCTCCTGCTACTCGGATGCCCTGATTCGCTGCCCAGGTCGCAGCCGATGCGACGGTCAGCGTGGCTTGTCCAGACGTGATCGATCCCGTCGTGATAGTCCGAATGACCGGCTCTGTATACTCAAACGCGGTGCCGGGAAAGTGCGCATCCCAGAACGCCTGAAACGCGTGAAACTCTGACGGCTCACGATTGGCGAAGGTCAGATCGAAGACGTAGTACGGATCGCCCTTCTTCCGGCCGTAGCGGGTTCGGTCGTCCGAGAAGTCCACAATGGCATTCTGTTGATACTGTACCTGGATCGCGGCTGATGCTTTGTACGGTAGAACCTCGAGCGGCATTAGACCTCCTATGCTGGCGGCGTGGTATGAGTGTCGTCGCGGTATGGAGCCTTCTTGATGAGCTTGCACTGAAAGCGGCGAAGGCCGGGCCCGTCGACCTCCGGCAAGTCTTCCGACTCTGTGACCAGCGCGATGTAATCACTGGTCGGACCGGCGCCGATAACCAGCTCGTGACCGATTGCGACGTAATCGCCAGGTAATACCGTCGACGAATCCGCATATCCGATCAGCTCAATACCAGTGGCATTATATCCGTCGAGGATCGTCCGGTAATAACAGATCCGCTCTGCCTGGCTGCGCTTCATCGGCGGAAGGTTGATCTGTTGCCGGTTCGGTGCCCCGATCTGGTCCTCGAGGTCTTCGTCGTAGTACTCGACCGAAACCTCCGTCATATACTCGTCATCGAGATCGCGGAAGGTTGCGATATACCCGGTCGGCAATGCCCGTCGATCCTGATTGACCACAGACATCGACCGCGCATTCGACTGCGTGAAGGTATGGACGGGATTACTGGTCGACGGATTCAGGATGGAATTATCGAGGACCGGTAGAAAGACGATGCTCTGTCCCGTGTCCTGCCAATACGTGCAACCAGTCTGACAGACAACGGAAAGCGCCGTCACGAGATCAACGCCAGCCGTGAACGCTGCGTGACACTCGAACCGCTTGATCGTCTGAGATCCCCAGCTGATCGTCTGATCGCAGTAGTCGCGCCACACGACCCAGCTTGGCCAGTCGATGCGGGTAAGCAGACCGGCACGCTTGAGCAGATCGGCGGCGACTCGAGCCGGATTGGTCGAGTAGCTTCCGCTATCCGTCACTGTTCCTGAGCTGTTATAGTTCGCGATCTTCAGGCACTCGAAGATGCCCCGGAATTTATCCGGCCGCTCCTCGACGGATTGCAAGCTGTCGAGAAGGACCTCGACATATGCCGTTCCGGAGTAGGTAGGCGATGTAGGGAAGAATTGCGGAGTGCCCTGATTCGCGTCGCCCGTACCTGTCGAGAATGTACCGGGATGAAACTTGTATCCTGGCGTCGTCGAGGACCCACTGGCGGTCAGCGTCTGGCCAGCGTAATACGCTTCAACGACGCCATTCCACGGCCCTTCGCCCAGTGCCGTGATGAACTTGAGCGCAGGCGGAGGTCCAGAGGAATAGTTATACTCAACCAGATTACCGGCGACCACGTGCTGACCATAGGCGACGGCCAGCGTTGCACCCTCGTCGACTTGCATCTCTTGCAAGGTCGCGGGATCGCCCGGAGGGTCAGGCGCGGGCCCACTGCCGCCGCTGTCACTCCCTCCACCCGGATCGGTCCACGGGTCAATCGGATTGTAGTCTTCGTAACCTGCGTTCGTATTAGCCATCGGTATCAGCCTGTTTGTTCACGTCGAGCTTGATCCGCTCGAGATTCTCGGTAGTGAACGGATCATTCAATACTAGATCGGTCTGCTTCCGCGGATACGTATATATCTGGTCAGCTTGATCGCGGGTGAGCCATCCAGTTTTGACGAATAGCTCCACCTGCCTGATCGTAATCAAGCCAGCCTGCCAGCGATTCAATACCAAGCGGTATTGCGGGGTAATCGCTATCTCAGCCATTATGCGCTCTCCTGTTGCGTATCGAGTAGCAGGTCAATCATCAGCTCTGCTGCCTCAAGCCGCTCTGCGACCGTTGGCTCGATAATCTGCTGGCCGGTCGGACTTGGCTCGACTGTGATATCGAAGCGCGGCCTAACAGGCCGGTCTTCATCGTCGTATACATAGCCCATCTCAATGTTGAGGATGCGCTGTCCTGCCAATTCGGGGCGCAATAAAATGGCCGGTAAATTCGCATCAGGTTCACTAAACACATATGTTTTTTTCATGTGGATACGACCCCGCCATTACTAGGCTGGCCTGCAATAGTACCAGGATATGTGGATGTGCCTATTCGCAGGGCTGAATTCCAGTTGATGGTATAGGCTTGACCAATAAACGAACCGCTGGCTGTAGTGTATTGGTCGCCAATAACGCTAGACACACGGTCGGCAGTAATAAACGCACCAGGCGTTCCGGCTGCATTCTGCATTGTAGGCGTGCCAACAAACGTGCCGGTCGTGTTGCGAATAGAAAACACGGCAGCATCGGAACAGGCAGTCCAGAAGCGATGATTTGCGGCGACGGTAAAAGAGTTGAGAATATTTACTACGCTCGCATTTTTAACCCATATGCCATACAAGCCTCCGCCTGCGCCGCCCCAGTAGCAATCTCGCAAATTCAGCCGCGATGAAATCACATCAAGTCCCGTGATATTAGGCACGGTGCCAAAACTGACGGTATTGAAAAACCACAAACCCACGACATTATCCAATAATGCCACAGATGTCCCAACGAACATTCCTGATCCCGCAGTCGTCCACGTGTGAGCAGTGCCGTTGACTGTTTGTGATATCTGAAATGTATTAGCTGCACTATTGATTACATAATACATCCGATACATTTCAATCCCGGCAGGCATATTAGGTGGCGAGAGATTGAAGAAATAAACGGGCGTTCCGTTGACTAAACCGTGACCAGTTGAATTGATGGTATTGCCGCCAGATGTAGTCACGGCAGTTGTCGCGGCTGAATGATACGGCTGAATGACTGTATCTGTAGCAGTAGACGTGCCGCCTGCTATCGTCACCGGCCCCGCTCCTGTGTATGATTTGAGGATTAGCCCCTCGGCATATCTCCCACGCGCCAGTTGAATCGTCACCGAATACGCCGACATATCAATACTGGCAACAGTATCAATGGCTTTTTGCGCCGTCAGAAATGCCCCGGTGCGGCTGCTGGTCAACCCGTCGTTCGTGTCGTTGCCTGTTCTTACGCGGTGAGTGGGAGAGCCTGCCGATGTGGTATTGACTGCTGCGCCACTTGGCGTTAAGGAAACAGTAAAAGTCGTTGCGGAAAGCACTGTCACCACGTAATACACAGCCCCTGCAATCAGCGGAGTTGGAAGAGTGCCGGTCGTGGACAATATAACGGGGTCGCCTGCTTGCAGGTTATGATTGGTTGTTGTCGTCACTACTCCCGGCGACGCATTGCTGATGGTGCAAGTACCCAAATCAAAGCCCACATAATACGTGCGATTGGCCGTCAGCGTGGTGCGCCCCCCGCTGCTCGGAGTCGTCCAGCTCAACACGCCAGAGCCGTCTGTGGTCAATACCTGGTTTGCGCTGCCGGTTGTGCCGGGAAGCGTCAGATTGATACTTGTGGTCACTGCTGACGGAGCGCGAAGAGCCACATAATCCGTGCCGCCACCAGTCTCGACCAGTCGCAGCTGGTTGGCTGTACCAGTCGCACCCACTGTCAGGTTGTGATTCGTCTTGTCGAACACAAGACCCGCGTCGCCACCAAACACGCCGCCATCGTTGAATTGAACTTGCGTATTGCTTCCACCCGGTGCCGCGCTGACCGTGGCCCACTGTACACCTGTTGCCGTGCTTTGAAGGAACTGGCCGTTGGTGCCGACGCCTCCGCCAGCTGTCAAGGTTCCGGTCAAGATCGCGCTGTTGAGCGTCTTGTTGGAAAGCGTCTGTGATCCAGATAGCGTGGCGACCGTGCTATCAATCGCGATCGTAACAGCCGCTGACCCATTGTAACTCGAGCCTGACAAGCCAGTGCCGATCGTGAGCGTATTCAGGTTGCTGCCCAGCGTGACGCCCGAGATCGTGCTTGCCGCCAACTTACTGACAGCGATCGCGGCCGCCGCATCAATATCAGCATTGACGACACTGGCCGCAGTCAACGTGTTGGCCCCGGTACGCTTGACAACACCAGTCGTCGATAGGCCGGTAATCGTGTCGCGGCTGATCGATCCGCCCAGGCTGGTCGATGTCCCGGCGATCGTGATCGCACTTGCGGCCAGTTTGCTGATCGAGATCGCCGCACTGGCATTGATATCCGCATCGACGATAACCCCGGCGGCGATGGCCGTTGTGATCGAGGTCGACCCACTGCCCGTCACATCACCCGACAATGTGATCGTCTGATTGGCGGTCAGGTAGGTGTTCGTGTCCACAGACAGCGTACCATCCCCGGCCGATGTCTTCACGAAGCCATTGCTCGTCAGGTTCGAGATCTTCGAGACCGTCAGGACGTTCGGGATATCATCATCAACCAGACTCCGGAAGGTCGGAGCCGCATCCACTCCAGCTGATGGACCGGCAAAGATGCTATTCTTGACCTGCGTGGCAAGTGTTCCGGTCAACGTGCCTGATGATGTAACCGGCGATCCGCTGACAGTGAAGATCGAGGGTAGGCTCAAGCCAACGCTTGTAACAGTGCCACCGCCGCCACCCGTGATCGTGGTCCACGACAAGACACCATTGCCATCGGTCGTCAGTGCCTGACCATTGGTCCCATCATCGGTCGGCAAGGTGAAGACGAGGTTCGCGCCAGCCGCCCCGGCCTTGATTGTGGTCGTGTTCGAGTTGGTCGCATTGCGAAGGATCAGTTCGCCCGTCAGACTTGCACTATTGCCCAGGTCGAGCGAAGTCCCAAGATACAGAGTGCGCGGCTTGACTGCCGTCGTCCCGATGTCCTGCGTGTTGTTCCCGTCGTATGGACGCCAATGCTTGTCCGTGTTGACGCCCCACGCGGCCGTATTGTTCTGGTAGATGACGAATGGATGATTCGTCTGTGATCCGACGATAGCCTGGTCAGGTGAGAGACCTGCGATCGTTCCCATTCGAGCCGTCACGCTGTTGGTCGTGTCCGTGACATAGATCGCCGGATTCGCGCCAGCCTTGGAAACGGTCAGGGCCTTTGCGCCATCGTCCCAGGTGAAGTTCGCACTTCCGGTCAGAACGTTCGATCCGTCGCCGAATCCGATTCGCGTAGCCGTCAGGCTGACCGATGCCGCATCGATGCGCCGCTCTGTCACTCCATCGGACACCCAGTAAAGACCAGTCTGACCTCCGGCATCCTTTGCAAAGAGAAAGCCCGTATTGGCCGGGGCCGTCACCGGCGATGACTGCTCTTCCATCGCCAGATGCCCGGACAGCTTCTGATACCCGGCGTGAGTCATTGCGTAGTTCTGACTGCCAGTGATCCGGCTTCCCGAGATGCCCGGAATGGTCGCCGATGCCGCGCCGTTCGTATCGTAGAAGGTCGAGAACTCACGATGGCCAAGCTGGATAAACGGCATCCCGTCTGAGTGCACGGCCTGACCGTTCGTGTACGATGCCCCCATCGTCTGCACACCGGAGAGCGCGTCAAAGATACCAGCCTGATCCGTTGTCACATAGTCAAATTTGATCGGCGTGACGGTTCCACTTGTCGGCGCGATGACCTGGGTCGAGAAGAAGTTCGCATAACTCCCCGCCTTGCATCTGATCCCGTAATCGGTGAATGCTTCGACGTTGCATCCGATCAGATTGACCCGGCAGTAATTGTCCGTGCCGTCCTCAGCTGTGTTATTACCAAAGAGTCCCCAGGTCGCCGGATTGCCACCGTCGATACCGTTGCATCCGATCATCGTGACAGATCCGGATCTCACTCGATATGCCGCCTTGTTGTCGGCGACGTTGTGGACGTAGCATCGAATGAGCGTGGTATCGTTGCTGCCCCATAGGTCGATACCGTGACCCAGGGCGGTGGACTGCTGATCTACGTCGAGGGCCTCGAGTAGGATCGTAAAAGCCGCATTCGCGCCTGACTCGGTCTTGACCGCCGACCCGCCAACATCGTTGAACCGGAGATTGCGAAGCGTGAGATTGAAGACGCCATTGCCGCCAGTGTCGCGGACTCTGATGCCGTGATTCAACGCTCCGGTCGATGTGCCAACAAAGCCGAAGTTTTCGATCGTGACAGTGTGACTAGTCGCGGTCGTCGTGTCGATGACGATGATCGGCTCAGGATGGATCGAATGAAATGTCGTTCGCCCTGGCCCGTCGCCTTTCAGGATGACGCGATTCTTGGAATCGAAGACCAAAGGCGATGCCCAGTAATCACCGGCGGGAACGTATAGCGGCTTGCCAGCCGTGTAAGCATCGTCGAACGCTTCGAGGATTGCGGCCGTATCGTCGTGATAAACGGTCTGAGACGTGACGCTGGTTCCGGCGGCGTTGGCAAGCGTGAACGTCGATCCGCTGATTGCGCTAACCGTCGTCACGAGATCCACAAAGGGAGTGACCGTCGCGCCGTTTGTATGACTCGCCGGTGATGTGCCATTGTAGGCCCGGATGACGTTCTGTAGCTGAGTCGATGTCTTGCCGTGGTAATAGACGATCTCATTATTGATCTTTGCCATCCCCGATGCGGCAAAGTTGGTCGTGCTGGCAAGAGTGATCGTCGTAACGCTCGAGTTGATCGAGCCGTTCAAGGTCGAGGTCCCGGCGACCGTTCCAGCGCCGATGACTCTGATTCCGTGGCCGACCTTCCATCCAGTCGCACTGGCAACGGTCAGCGACGATGAGCCGCTCGAGATCGTGCCGGTCGTCAGTGTGAGGTCGGCCGCGACTCGGTATTTCGGCGATGCCGCATTCACCCAGTCCGGAGTGATAGAAGTGACAACCGTTCGATCATTAGCGGAATCGTCGGTGACGGCGAACGAATCATCGAAGGCCGTGATCATCCTCTGTTGCGTGTAGTCACTGCCAATCTGGACGAGCTGATATGTCGCTGGCGATCCGAGACCGCTGACCCGGCCGATGCTGGCCGCTGAATCACGTGCCGGGAATCCTCCGAATCGATGCTGGTTGCTTCGACCACTACACCCGCCTGAATCCGTGTAGAGCTTGTTACACGTGGTCAGACCACCGCTATACCCGCATTCGGTCCCCTTGAAGACCCAAGGACACTTCGACCCGACTCGGCGATTGGAGAGCGTCGGAGCAAGGTTTACATCGGTCGCAACGTCAAGCTCGAGGTACTCTTCCGTGTACCTGGCCCCGGTGACGGTGCCAAACAGGAAGATCAGATCCGTCTCGACGGGCGATGCGCTGACCTCGCCGATCAGGATCTTTCGGATCGTCACCTTCGATCCGATGAACATATCCGATCCGGATGCTTCCGTCCGGCCGGCTGATGTCACGTAGTCAATTGCGAAATCGTCGCGGAATCCGAGATCCCCGTTCTGGAGACGGATCGTCACTCGGCCCTGACCATTGCCGAGTTGACTCACGATCGAGCCGACCGACTTCAATCTTGGGACATAGACATCAGGCGATATTAGGCGATAGGTCGTCTCCTGAGTGGCATAGTAAAACGTATCATACGTCCCACCGCCGGCAGGGCGCTCGATTGTGACCGCTTCAATGACCTCCGGCATCTGCCCCTGATCACTGCTGAGAGTCACCCAGTTTGTAAAAGCCCCTGTTCTCGCCATCTGCTACAACTCCCTATTCAATCGAGCCCTCTTGAGGGTCGCCAGGACTGCACGCTGGCCAACGCTGGTATTCTGAGCCGATGCCACGATCCTCGATGCATCATCCTTTCCGACAACGAGATTGACCACAAGTTCGATCGGAGCAGACTCTTGTGGCGCCGTTCGCGTCGGGGTGAACGCTGGCATTATACCACCCAGAGCGAAGGCCGGCAGGCCTGCCGAGATGCCCGGTCCCTGCGGTACGCCAACTGCCCGGAAGATCCCCGGCCCGGCGATCGATTGGATCGCTGACTGCTGATTGCGAGTCAGTACCATCTCGCCCGGTCGAACCATCGCCATCACGGAATCATATCCGCGATCTGTGCCCGGCACGATACCACCCGTAGCGAACTCTGGGACGAGTCGAGACTGGATATCGTTGACCTTCGCGCCGGTCTTCGCGGCCGGAACGACGGTCGATTCGAAGAGGTTCCGGAGGTCCCTGACCTGGTTGGTCAGACGCGACTCGCGGACGCTCTTGGTCTTAAGCGTCTGGATCTGTGAAACGAACGTCGCCAGGATCTGAGTTTCGAAGATCTGCCGGGCCTGCTCGAGTGTGACACTGCCGGAGCGCGTCTGATCTCGAAGCTGGCTGATCTGGTTGATAGCATCCTGAAGCCAAACGCCTGACTGTTCTTCATCGGAACGGCGCTGCCGGGAACGGCCGAGGAGGAATGAGCCGGCCAGCAGCGCCCCGCCGACCACCGCAGTGATCGGATTCGAGAAGAGTGGAGCAAGGAAGCCAAGGCCCGAGAGAGCCCCGCCTGCCGCTAATGCCGCAGGGGCCGCGGTGATACCGATGCCAAGCGCCGCGCCTCCTATACCACCCAAGACCTGACCAAGTCTGGATTGTCCACCAAGTCCCGCGCCAAGCTGCACGCCGAGCAATGGAGCGATCCCAGCCAGCGCGCCACCTGATCCGGCAGCGCGACCGAAGCCGAACCCCCGGAAGAGTCCGGATAGTCCCGCGAATGCGCCGACGGTCGCCGATCGGCCGAAGATGCCAGCCGCACCCGCTGCGCCGATTCCGGCCGTATTGGCGATCGGCAATCCGCCAGCGATCCCGATCGGAGATGCCGCGCCACCGAAGCCGCCTCCAATGATCGGAAATCCGCCACCGAAGCCGGGAGTCAGGAATCCGCCGCCACCGCCGAAGATTGACCCAAGACCGCCGGAAATGACGCCGCCTATACCACCGCCAGCCCCGCCAACTGAAACGCCAGCCACGCCCCGCCCAGCGCCACCAATCGCCCCGGTAATACTCCCAAAAAGCTGACCGAAGACACGTTGAAGGCCCAGTCCGAGAAGGTCGCGGAAGAACGTGGTGAATGACTGCTTGAGGTTGTCGAGGAGTCCCTTGACGTTGCCGAAGCTCCGAGAAAGATTCTGACCAAGGCGCTCGAATGCGTCGCCCGTGCTTTCGACCTCGCTGTTGAATCCGCGCATAAAGCGCTGAGCCGCTGTCAGCTCTACGCCCAGGTTGCGAATCGATGCGATCTCGAGCTCGATCTCTGCCCTTCGTTGTGGCGTGATCTCTGACATCGCCTGTTCGGCCTCGAGCATCGCAATGCGAATATCACGCTCCTGTCTAAGAAGCGCGTTGATCTGTTGCCGGGCTTCGGCCTGAGTCAGTGCGCCCAGGTCGAGTTGATTCTCGATCTCGAGCTGTTGCCGCCGGATGTTGACGAGTTCGACCGACTGAGCAATTTGGATCTCACGTTCGCGATTGATGCGATCTCGAGCCGCTTGGACTCGCGGGTCGACTAGCTCGACGACCTGCTCTTGTGGCGTCTTGGTCGGGTCGAACGCCGGGAGATTCCGGGCCTCACGGATGCCAGCTTGCAAGCGCTGGAGATCCTCGAGCTGCTGCTTTGCGTTCGTGAAGTCCGCGCCGACCGGCAAGGACAACTCGCGGCGAAGGTCCACCAGATCCTGAAGGACCTTCCGCTTCTTCTCGGCTTCATCGATCTGAACGAGGATCTGGAACTCTTTCGACGATGCGCGATCGAAGATGGCCAGCTCTCGATTCAGCTCAGCGAGTCGGGACTGGTATTGCTGGAGGAGGGTGATTTGCTTCGATGCTTCTGCCCTGGCCGCTTCTGGTCTGGCTCCGGTCCCGCTGGCTGGCGTTGGCGTGGTCGGTAGTCCGGTCAGCAGATTGACGCCACGAGTGGACAATGGTCCGCCACGCTGCGCCGCTTCTCGCTGACCAGCGATGACCGACTGAGTGTCGATAAACCGACCGCCGCGCCTTGTTACCGGCTGACCGTCAAGGCCCGTGAAGATGCCTTGCGACTCCTGCACCTTGCGAAGCGAAAGATCAATCTGATCGGTCGCTGATTGGACAGCCGTTCGATACTGATACCATCCGATAGCTCCGGCTGCGAGAATGCCGCCAATGCCGAGGATGACCGGATTGAGACTGGTCAAAGCGATGGTGAGACTTGCCGGACCGGTGAGCAGTGCGATCACGCTTGTCAGCAAGGAAAGCATTGAACTCAGACCAGTCAGTACCGGGCCGAATGCCGCCGCGAACAGACCGAAGACCACGATGGTCTCCTGCACCCCCGGAGGCAATGCCGCGAACTTGTCGAGTAGCTCAATCAGCTTCGGGATGAGCCGATCAAGGACAGGCTGTAATGTGCGAAGGAGCGATTCACCCAGCGGGGCCAGTGCGGTCAGAATCTGATCCTTGGTCTTGGCGAACCGACCAGCGATCGACTCTTGCACGTTGGCGAAGCGTGGATCTGTCGCAATGGCCGTAGCGAGTCCGTCAACGTATGCCGCCATCGTCAGCTTCCCGGATTCCTTTAACTGCCGGAGCTTGTTGGCGTCCTTGGTCCCGAATGCCTGCTCGAGCAGCTGTTCAAAGATCGGCACCTGACCGAGGGCCTCTTTAACGTCTGATCGCTCGAATCCTTGGGTAAAGATCTGCTGGATGTTCCGGGCGAATCCTTCCACGTCTGGAATCGTGAAGACCGCATTCAGCCGCCCGATGGATTTGATGATGTTATTGATTGACTGGTCGGTGACGGTGCCGAGCGCCTTGAACTGGCTGAAAAGCGTCGTGGCGAATCGCGTCGTAACACCTGGCGTCTCTTGTGCGATCCGTCGGAACTCCTCGAGCTTCTTATTCGCGGCATCGACTGACCCGGTGAGTGCGGCCAGTGTCTGACGGGACTTGTCGATATCGGCCGCAGCCTTTAGAGCCGTCGCCCCTAGCCCGGCCAGTGGGAGACTCACCTTCAAGGACAACTGCTGGCCTACGTTGGAGAATGCCTGTTGGATCGACTGGAGAGAGCTGGTCAGCCCTCGAGAGAAGGCATCGCCAGCACTCCGACCGGCCGCGCCAGCTTGCGGCACAATCCCATCAAGGGCGGAGCGTATGGCGGTCGCCAACTGTTGCGCGGATCGTTGCGCGTCTCCCGTATCCAGACCAACTTCATTCGAGCCTGTAATGCCGCCTGTTCACTCTGCTGCTGCTGCTTGCGCTGTTCCCGTTCCTGATCCTTCTGGCGTGCCCGTTCCAGTGAACGGATGCACGACCATTGATAGGCGGTCAGGCTGTCGGGATAGGCAAAGGTCCCGCCGCACGCCTTGATCTCATCCAGAGAGATCGCTTCCGCGATTGCGTCCGCCAGTCGACGAGGCTGCTGGCCCGGCTTCGTCTCCTTCTTGGCGCATCCGCCACAAATCTCTTCAACCGGCGCGTCAGGATACTTTGCCAATGGTCCGATGACCTGACAGACATCTTCACCCGGACAGGGCTGACTTCCAACTTTTCGCGATGCCTGTATCTGTCCATCGAACCATTCCTCCAGCGCGTTCGTCAGTCCAAGAGTGATGCCTCGAGCGCATTCATCAGGGTCTGAATGATGATCCGCTTCCACGTCGGATCAATCGCCGCGATGAATGCCCCCCGCTCCAACTGCGAGAATGGCTTGTCTTTCACCGTGCCGCCTTCGATATCCGTGACGAGAAGATCATACATCTCGACGTATGCCTTGAGATCAGCGCCGATCTTCGTTCGCGGTCGTTTGGCGCCACGGATGAAGCTGACCTTCGATGCCGTCCGTTTGAACTTGGCTCGTTCGGATTCTGTCGGCTCACGAAGGATGTGATCGATCGTGTACAGTGGCTTGTCTTGGTCCGGGCCGACAAGCTGACGGATCGTCCAGCTATTCGCCCCCAGGCTGACCTCATCATCGTCGCCGACAACCTGAGCCGATCCGGCGTACATCGCCAAGACGGCCGTCTTCTTGTGCCCGGCTCTCATCGTCAACTTCTCGCCTTCGGTCAGTGCGCGAAAGTCCGGGATGCCCTTGTAGCCCTTCACCTGGAGAATGATCTTATCCCAGAGTGAACAGGTCGCCTGCTCGTCGTCTGTGACGATCCGCTCCTCCCGATTGTTCTCTTCGACGATCTCGAGGTTGATGGCCTTCTCGCGGTCGAGTAGTTCGACCAGCGTTGGCTTGCGAAGGCGATGGGTGACTATGACTGGATTCTCTCCGCCCGGACGGGCGTTGATCTGGACATCGACGCTTGGCGCGTCAAATGGATATGCGTTGTCGTTCAATGGTTCCTCCTACCATTTGTCGATCGGACACCTGAGACGGCCGATCCTCGTCTTTGTGCGGACATCTGAGCCAAACCATTGCGGACATCCGCACTCGCCGCAATAGTAGCCCGTTCGCGTTTCAATAATCGACGGGCAGGACTGACAGATCGCCAGTCGTCCGCGCTGGATGTGTGTGGCTGATTCACCGTAGCGGACCAGCCACCACATAGCACGGAGAAAGGATATCAGGCGCAACACGGCCGGGGCCCTTCGACCTTGCCAAGCTCTCCGCCGATGATCTCCTCGATCTCACGGCGACTCATCTTTTTGCCTTCCGGCAGTAGCGTGGCATCGCCCCGAATCAGGGCCGATCGTCTCACCCGGTAATAGGCGGACTTCGTTGGCCCATCCATCACCTCGACGCCGACCGTGAAGTCGAAGATGTCGCCAGTCGTGATCGGTTCACTCGTCGAGGAGACCGTGGCCGACGGGGTCGCCGTCGGCTCTACAGTCGCATCCGTCTTGATCGGATCTTTAGGCATATGAGGTGGTCTCCTGATTGATAACCTCGGCCTTAATAGCTCCACCGGACGTCGAGTCATACATACCTACCAGATTGATGGTGATCGCCGCGTCGCCGTCGCTGTCGGTCGGGTCGACACTGGTGATCCGCGCCTTCGGAATGATGTAGTTGATTGTGTAGTTGTAGCCCGTGCCGGCCAGTGCGGTCGACTTGGCCTTGAAGGTCACATCCGTCAGCTCCTGACCGGTGACGTATCGCTCCCACGGAACAACCGTTGAGTCGAGCAGGATGACCAGCTGAGCCGTCACGGTTCGCGATCCCCGGAGCAGCTTGCCAGCAAAGGCCGGAGTCGTGGTCGTGGAATCATAGGTCAGGGTCTGAGTGCTATCGCCAGGGCAACGATCGTTCAGCCGGAGATTATTGGCAACCTCGACCGACCAGCTCCGGAGCGTGCATCCTGAGCCCGAGAAGGTCGTCGTACCATCGGCATCGGTCCAGTAAACCTCGACGCCAGCCCCGGTCAAACAGGCCGCGAGATCCATCGTCGAGGGTAGTGAGGTCAGCCCGTGCGGAGTCGTGAACTTACCGGAACCGACCAGATCCGCCGAGTACTGTGGACGATCCGCTCGATTCTGCGACATCCGGAACCGGTCGACCACGACGCCAGCGAAGCGATAGCTTGCCCCGCCCAGCTCCGCCGCCATCGAGAAGGATGGATACTGGCGACCACTCGAGATTGAGAGCATATTGCACGAATGCTTGTAGGCGGTCGTCGCGCCCTGCTGAGCCGTCGTCACCGTACCACCCAAGGCGCGGAGAGCAAGACGGCCAGCGATCCCATAGTTGATATCATCGGTGAAGGTCGCGGCCGGATGGCTGATGTAGTTCGCACACCACTGCGTCGCGAACTCGTGACCGTTGCCAGGGACTCCGGCATCGTTCAGAAACTCGATCTGCGGAAGCAGGAAAGACGCCTGCTGACTGCGGATCTTCGCGTAATTGCTGCCAGTGGCAGATCCGTCATTGTATGCGGCCTCCACTGTCTTCGTGACGTATAGAGCAACGTCATTACTCAAATATTGCGGCATAGTGCCTCCTTAGCAAGGGTCAATGGTAATTGAGCCTACGGCGAAATGCAGAAGCTCGCCGCCATAAACATTCAGATCAATGGTCCATCGAATCGGCTGTCGTCGCTTGAGCTCATTCGGGACCGTCGCGATATCGTCGAGAGCCGCTGTGATCAGATCGAGCTCCGTGTTAAACGTCAGATCCGAGTTCGCGGTCCTGTTGCCGGTCTGGTAGTAGTGAAGGGCCCAGATGTCATAGGACCAGCTCCGGTCAACGCATCGCATCGCCTTCTCGACGCCTTCGTCCTGAGCTCGCGTGATCACATATCCGTGTACTCGGTCGCTGTCCAAAGATGAGCGCATCAGGCCGGGCCACATATCCTGCTTCACGCCAAGGACCCACCAAGGGTAAACGACGGCCAGCGGTGCGGCAGTCGCGATGATGCCCTCGAGCGCTGTCCTGATTTGCTGATCCGAGTAGGTCGTCGACATTACCGATTCATCCTCACTCGTGTCTGTCCGAGTATCCCGGCGAACTGTGTTCTGACCTTATCAATCGCTGGCGTCACATACGGACGCGGCTGCATAAAGCGAGTGCCATATTCCAGATAGGCCGCATAGTCGGCATTGATCGAGATCCGGGCCGATGTCAGCGTCGGCATATCCATATTGATCGAATTGGTCAAAGTCCCCATATCGACCGCCGGCGCCTCACCTGGAGCAGATGCGATGTGAATCGCCGTCCGTCCTCCATCTCGCTGACGATACCACTGGCCATCGCCCGGATTACCGGAGACGCTTGGCCTTGCAAGTCATCCACGACCTGCGAATCAACTTCGACTTCAAAGCGTAGCGGATCAGCCATTGTCCGGCTCCGTACTATTCTCGGCGGGATCGCACGTGATCACCCAGCCGCTGCCCATCTGCTGCATCGGTCTCACGCTGCTGATCCGGTACGACTGCGCCCGGCCATTCGCGTCGATGACGACCTTGGCCCCGGTATGCAAATTTCGATCAAGCGTGACCGGCGTTACTTCGCTACTCATCCAGATCCGGACGGAAGTGGCTTCATCGCCAGACTGCCGTTGCGCGTGCCATCCGTTACGCGTGGTGAAGACCTCGACCTCGCCATCCGTTGGAGTCATCCGGTAGAAGGTCAGACTGGCCGACGCGCCAAACAAGGCACCGCGCATCACATTCAAGGCTGACGCGTTCAGAAGGTTCATCCCCGGACCAGCCTTCCTGAATTGCACAGACCGCTGATCAGCTGCGACACGGCGACCGGAAGCCCGGCCTCTTTCGCCGATGGCGCATACTCGATCGATACTCCATCCGCCTGAAACTTGCTGATGCGCTGGCCCTCGTTCGTCTCGAATCCCTCGAGGTATGCAATCGCCAGCTCACATTGTGCATCCTTCACGACATCCGGGATCTCGGTTGACTCGTAGTACTCTCCCCAGAATCCCATCGAGAAATCGTTCAAACGCTGATTGGCCGTGCCGGTCAGTGCGCTGTCTTTCTTCGGGACTTCGTAGCGCGGCCAGGCCAAGGCCTGAGTCCCGTCAACCTTTGACCCGCGCCAGTTCTCGCGGTTCAGCCGTCGCGCCGCCATCATCAATGCCCGGATCTTGTTGTCGACCGTGGCCGCGTCAAAGGCATCCGCGTTGATCCGGTTCTGATCGCGATAATTGGCAAACTCGGCCAGTGTCACATAGGACGTACTGGCCGAGCCTCCCACTGTAGTTATGATGTCGCTTGTGTTCGGCATCGATTACCACTCACCCCTTCGGCTTTGGCCTCGGTTTCGGTTTACCATATCCCATCTCTGGATCACCTCCCTCTGCCTCATTTGGCTTGAAGGAAGAGGCAGGATCGAGCACACGCCAACCCGCCGCCTGCATCGACTCCGCCTCTTCGGGGTGGACATCTGCCGTGGTCGGCCCGCCTGGATGGGCTGGCTCTTCACGGTACATTGGTACCAACTTGACTGACATACTCCCCCTCTGCGGATCAGGGGCCATTGCTGGCCCCGTATCCCATTTACCCGATGAGCGTCGCGATGTGATTCGGCTTCACAGCCTTCACACCCCACGCCATACCGACCTCATACGAGATCTGCCGATACTGGCGATAGAGCGCGACCTGGAAGGTCAGGTTCGACACCGGATCAGTGATCTCGGTCACATCGTCCGCACCGTCACCGCCGGCCGGCATCGCCGGAGCACGAGTGATCAGGTGGAGAGCGTTGCGGTGGAAGGCGACGTTCGGCGTGTAGCTGTTGCCGACCGCGATCGTGTCGTTATCGACCCACGCGACCCGATTGCCGGGACCGCCGATCGAGAAGACACTCGAAGCCAGAGCCGAGTTGACGACGTACTTGTTGGCGTCGCGTCCGGCCTGCGAGTTGGTGATGATGTCACCGGCCAGAATGGTCCCTGACCCGGTATCAACCGCGAACGACGTTGAACCGACCGCATATCCGGCGCCCAGGTTCAGCTGATAGCTTGCACCTGATCCCTTCGTGTGGACGGTCACGCCGGCGGAGTTGTGAAGGTTGAGCCCCATCACTTCGCCGATCATACCCATTCGCAGGAACTCGGCCGTACCGGCCTCATTGACCTTGAAGAGGACCGACTGCTTACCGCGAAGATTGGCCATCGCCGCGCCGCCGAGAACGAGGTGAAGGTCGGTCTGAGGCGATCCGTTGTCATCGAGGATCTGACGAACACCCGCGAAGTCGGAGAGATCGCCAGCCGTGCCGAAGGGTGTAGTTCCCGCCGTACCGTAAGCACGTGACGCGCCCTTATAGGCAGCGGCCCAGAGATCGGCCTCGATCTCATTGACGAGAGTCCGCATCGCCTGAGTGAACTGGTCGCGAAGGACGTTGGCAAGCTGCGGACGGTCGCCGTTCGAGATGCTGGTCTGCTCCTCCCCGGTCCAATTGAATGAGACCTTACGCGACTTGCTGATCGTCATCGAGCCGCTGCCGACCGTCATATCGGTACCGCTAGACGGAGTAGCAGCTGGAGTGATGTCGGCCGCAGTCATCGAGGGCACGACCGGATAGGTGATGGTCTGATTGAGTCCGGCTCGCTCCGCAGTTGAATTGCGGAAGGTTGCCGGAATGAAACCAGTGAGCTCACGGGAAACGGTATCCGCCGCCTCGTAGATCACCGGCAAGATGGAGGAAAGTGTATTAGCCATTCGGTTCTCCTGATCTTACTGATCTGTGATTGACCCGCCTCCTCTGATGAATTCCATCCGCTGAGTGGGAGAGAGTGCATCGAAGGACTTGCGGCTCATTGCTTTGGCGTTGCCGCCCGCTTTGTTGCCGTTTTGCGCTCCGGAACCTCCCGTCCCTGACGCCTCAAAAGCTCTACCGAAAATCGGATCATTGCGCATCTCCTCGATCAGATTCTTGATCGTGAAAGGAGTGCCTTTGACATCGGCGATTCGGGGCTGACCTTGAGGGTCGAGCACTCTGACCGTGTAATCGCCGTCTTCTTCAAAAATCTTTACCCGCTGCATCACGTGCGGGAGTAGCAGGGCCGGAGTACCCTTGAGCTCGGTTATCGCCGCCGTGGCTTGAGCTTCAATCAGGGATCGCTCGAGCGCGTTCTGCATCAATGCCAGCTTGGCGTCGCGCTCCGAGATCTCCGCGTCGTACTGGCCCTTGTACTTCGACAAGTCGGCCTGTAGCTGCTTTTTAAGCTGATCCTCGCGAGTCGCCCAGTCGCCGGCCTTCTGTGCCTGGCGTGCCTCGAGCTCTTCGCGTTCCGCAATCAGCTTCTGATACTGTTCGACATCAATCCCCTCGAATCCCTTGAGCCGCTTTTCGGCTTCCGCCTTCTGCTTGCGCTCTGTCTCGAGAGCCTTTTTCAATCCGCCGACCTCGTGCGCGAGTTCCGCCTGAAACACGAACTTCCCGTCCTGCTCAAGCAATGAATGGCGCAACCATTCAGGCGCATCGTCTCTGCTGTCAAATACCTGTTCGATTGGTGGCATCATCCCTCCCGGATGGTGAAAGCGGCATCCCGCCGCGTGTTGTGATTACCCTGCCACAAGTAGCAGGAAAACTTTTTCGGGATTACCCGGCCTGACCACGATTGAACGCGTCAATCAGCTGTCCGCCGATGTTGGCCGCGTCGGCCTCGATGTTGAGTTTTTCTTGCTGCGGGTCAAAGTCTTCTGGTAGCTTGCCGGCCGCTTGGAAGACCGAATAGATCGTATCGAGCGAGAATACCTTATTCGCGCCTTCGATCCAGACGCGCATCTCTTCCGGGGTCAGCGTCAGATCGGCCATCGTTGAGCCCAGCGCGATACTGCCAGCCTCGAGCCCCTCATAGGCGGCCGTATACTGGAGCGCAAGCTCGAGCGCGTCTTGCAGTGATCGGGCAGCGGTAGCCAAGTCCGACTCTTCCTTGATCCCCTCGAGAAGTGTCTCGGTAGCGGTCTGTGCCGTTGGCTTGTTGCCGGCCAGCAAGGACAAGCCAAGCACGGACATCTGCTTTTCGAGATGCTCGATGTCGGCCTTGGCGGCACCAAGGGCGGCGCCGGTCGTCTCAGCGAAATCAACGATCCCGTTCTGGCTGTCCACGTCGAAGAACGTATATGGTCCGATGGCTTCGACCTTGCGATTGATGTCGCGGCCACGGAACCATAGGATCGGCCGGCTGGCAATATGCAGGTAGGTGGATAGGTCGGAGTACTTCTGGTAGTGAGCCAGGTTGACCAGCGCCAAGTCGAGGAGTGGCGGCTTGCTGGCCATCGGACCAGTCTTCCGCGAATAGCAGACTGACACCGGGATGTAGGGTAGTCCGGTCGTCCCTTCGGCCTCGAGTATGTATACCGTGTTGCCGGCTGCGTCTTCCTCTTCTCGGAACAGCTGCCAGCTACCTGGGCGGAGGACTCGATATCGCTCGACCTCTTCTTGCCCGTACTCGCCGTCCGGCTCGTATGACTCTTCCTCGAGGACAAGCAGCGTCAGCATCTGCTGGCCGTTGATGGTCTCGTGACGCCAGTTGACGATCTGATCGGCATCATACATCACCCAGTAAGGACGACGATTCAAGGCGCGTTCATCGGCAAGGGTCGCCCCGGCAGGAAGGGCCGGCGGCATATCGACATAGATCAGGGCGTGGCCATACTTGACAGCCGACGTGAACAGCTCTTTCGAGAAGACCGCGCCGTGAGTCCCAGCGTTGTCGATATTCTCCCACAGTTCAAACAATCGATCCGGATTGTCTCGAGCAAGCTCTGGGTCTTTGCGGAAGACCATTCCGACCAGTCCGTGAAGGGTCCGCTCGAAAGCGTTGAAGAAGATTGCCCGACGAAGCCGGATCGCAAAGTCACGCTGATCTTCTGCCGGTTCAAGTGGAAGCCATTGCGCTCCACCGTCCCGCAGTTCGAGCGTACCACCGGCGACCGCTTCGACGATGTCCCATCGACGCTCCATCTCGTCGTGCTCGTCGCGGTGATAGTTTGGCTTGTTCGGGTCTTTTTCGTTCACGGAGTCAGGGTATAACCAAAGTCTGGAAATTATTTTTTCTTACAATAGATTGTGAGTCCGCAACGATTCGCCGATCTGATGCGCGATAGCGCCCAGGGCATCGCAGAAGCGCTCCTCGTCAGCATTGGCGGCATCGGGATCGACAGGGTTGTCCACGTCGAGCCCTTGCCGCCTTGCCCATTCCAGAGCCGCGTGACTGGCCTCGTGGCTGATCGTATCCTGCCCGAGATCGCGCTGGTTGAAGTGAATCTCGCCAAGGTTGCGCGGTCGTCGCCGGACAGGCCATAGCACACACGCGATGACCTGGCTGACATTCAGCGCCGGATGAGCCGCCTTGATATGCTCACGCATCAATCGCCTTGTAGACCAGACGTGGACCGTATACCACTGCGACTCACCTTCAGGATAGACACGGAACGAACATATCACCCCAGGATAGACCGCCTTCGCCATTATGCATCCCCTCCCATTCTGACCACGGCCTGAGATCCGGCAACTGCCGAGTAATCCTCGTCAGTTGAGGCGACGTGGATCGGCGCCTGAATCGTCACCCCGTGCTTAGCGTCGGTAATCCAGAACGCTTGCCGTGGCGGCTCGTAGTGGAAGTTCGAGATGTACGCATACTCGTCGTACCCCTTGAGGCTTCCATTCACGATCAGATTCCGGATAAAGGACAGCTGATGCCAGTGCCCCATCACAAGGTAGTCATATGGTCGGCTGACCGCCTGTTCGCGCTGGCGTTTCCTGGCGTCGCCAATCATCAGCGGGGAGAGCAGTCCGGCGATACCAGACCCGCCCCGGAACTGGTCGCCGTGGGTGAGCAGGTATCGGGTATTGTAGACCATGTAAGGCTGATCGGCGGCTTCGCTGATCGCGAAGCTGATGCCCTTCTCGGTCGATAAGAGCTTGGCGAGTAGATGGTAGAAGAAGTAGTCGAAGTTATCCTGCGCTCGATTCTTGGCGTGAGGCTTGCGCTGGCGTCGGCCGTGATTGCCGACCACGCAGGGCAGGAAGACACGCCCGAATACGTCGCGAAGATGTCGGATGCCAGCGGCCATCGGCTCCGACCAGTAGAGCAGCGATTCGAAGATCGTCGCCGCGTTGGTCTCGACCAGCTCCTCGTGAATGATGCCTGAGAAGAGATCGCCGCCCAGGGGCAGGACCATTCCTTCGTAGGTCAGGCCGTGCAGGTAGTCGCGGGACAGCTCGACGACGTTATCGAAGAAGTTCCGGAGTCGCTTCTCGGCGATCTCCCGATTGTACGCGTTGACGTAGTTGACCTGAGCCGGATAGACGACCTCATCGAGGTGAAGGTCGGAGAGGATCGCGGTCGGGATGGCGGATGTATCACCTTTACGGGGCGACTTGCTGATCCATCGCGGTATCTCGCTCTTGGTCTCCCGGACCATCTTGGCGAACTCCTCCGCCTGGCGGAGCCGATCACGCTCCTGGAGGAGCAGGTCACGTTCACGGCGAAGCGAGCTGGATTGTCGTCGCAGGTCGGTGGCGGTCGCGGTCTCACCGTTGTCAGCGTCGGTCTTGGCGCGGATCACGGCCGGGGAAGGATCGGTCGGACTGGGCAGTCCGGCGATATGGGCGAGCTGACCCGTCCGCCACTTGTGCGCGTACTTGAGGATGGCGTTGTAGCTTCGCCCAGTGTTCTGTGCAGCGTGTGTGTAGTTGCCATCGGACGCGACCAGTTCGGCGATGATGGCGTGGATCTGATCGTCGGTCAGAGCCTTCATTGGCATAGCGTTACCTCCTGGCCCTGAGCCTACGAAATATTTACAAAAAAAGATTCTAGGGGCATTGACTAATCCGATGGTTTAGAGTACTATGTATTCACGGTGAGGGAAGAAGCCCTCAGATCTTTAACAACCAACAGGAGAGCACAATGAAACACGATATGATCATCACCACCACCGGCCTTTCAGTTCCGACCTTCGAAGAGTTGAGCATCAGACCTCTTGAGAGTCTCTGGATCGACCTGAACAAGCTGGCAACGGACGGATCGGCCAAGGTGAGACAGGCGGCGAATCTGATGATTGAGACCGCGAACTTCTTCGGTGATCAGACCATCACAGTCGACTTCATCTGGCAGCTGTACAAGGATGAGGTTGCTGAGTCGGGATTGAAATCGTAAACAACGAGGGGCCGGGCGACTGGCCCCTTCTCTTTTGTCTGGAGTACTTATGGATCAAAACAACATCGACAACTACATCTCGTTTATCAAAGCGTTCCTCGATGCGGCCGACCATCGCAGTCCTGCCGCTTCGATCCTGTTCCCTGAGACCGCCGAGAAGATCCGCGTACTGGTCGAGCGTCTCGAGGTCCTCGAGTTGGCTGATCGGAAGAGACGCGACCACCTGCGCGGCATCGCGGCGCGTGGCGGCCGGAAGGGCGGGACCGCCAAGACCGACCGGAAACGGGCGGCCAGTCGGGCCAACATCCTCGAGGGTCGGCAATCTGGGCGTCGGCCTACGTCTGGACAGCCGGACTAGGCGAAGGTATACTGACCTTGCTAGTGCAGTGCTTCATTGTTGTTAACTCCGTTGATACTTTCCTTCACGGGCGGTCTGTCTGACCGCCCTTTTCTTTTCCTGATCGCTACCGGAGGAGCTTGCCTTGGGTCGACTGGCTGGCCAGTGTGAGCTCGTTGAACGCATCCGCTGCCGCGTCAACCTGGTCATCGTTTCGGCCTTGTGGAAACTGGCGTAGCTCCTCGATGAAGTCGCCATTCCACGAGCCCCGCACAAGGCGGACGTTACCGGCGTTGACCTGCGCCGCGAGTCCGGATGCTCGAGTCGCCTTGTCGCCGCTGATCCGTTCCGACCGGATCGAGTATCCCGCCAGCATACGAGTCAGCCGGAGAGCCTGATCGACTCCCGCTTGTCCGGGATCTTGAGCGAGTCGGATCTTCACGGCTGGCCCGTCGAGTTCGGCGACCTGACGGAGATGCCCGTCTCTTTCGTCTGGTGCCCACTGGCCACGTCGGACGTCGGTGATCCACCATATCCCCTGCCCATCAACACCAAGGCGCACTCCGGCCGAGAAGTCGCCCTTGCCGGATGTCGCCGCCAAGTCCCATCCACGGCACTGCCGGAGGTCAGCTGGCGCGGCGTCGCTGATCCCGAGATTCGCGATCTTAAAGAAGCTGCCCTCTCGAGGTGTCGGGTTTTGCTGGTATAGCGATTCAAATCCGTAAGAGTCACCTGATCCGCTCTGTACCGTCCGGATGCGGTGAAGCGACTCCTCGTCGAAGCGACCTGGCCATAACGCCTGACCGGGATGCCGGCCGAGTAGGTCGCCCTCTTCCGCCAGGGCTGGCAAGCGTAGGATCGTCCATCGGTTCGGCTCGGATGCGATGGCTCGAGCGGCGAGGTCATCGTGATGCCAGCGGGTCAACGTGAGTATCACGGCGCCGCCCGGCTCAAGGCGGGTGTAGAGATCGTCGGTGTACCAGTCCCAGATCTTCTCCCGGTACACTTCGGATTCGGCCTCTTCGCGCTTCTTGATCGGATCGTCGATCAGGATCAGATCGAATCCGTATCCGGTCGGAGGTGTGCCGACTCCGCGACCGACCAGACTTCCGCCGGCGGTCGTCTCCCATTCGTCCGCTCCGGTCTTGTCGGTCATCGAGATCCGGCCCTTGGCGACGTTGCGGCTCTTCCGGCTGAATTTGTGCGCGACTCGTTCGTTGTACCCAGTGACCAGAATGCGCGATAGCGGATTACGCTCGAGCCGATAGACGGGATAGCGGATGGTCACGGTCTCGGTCTTGGCATGGCGTGGCGGCATAAAGATCGCCAGACGGTCGATCTCGCCTCGCGTCACGGCGTCGAGGTGTTGCGCGATCAGTCGGAGATGCGGAACGTCGAAGGTCCAGTTCGGCGGCGCCACGGATGGAAGGAAGTCGATGTACCGGGTAGCGGCTCGACGACGGGCCAGCTCGCGCCGGGCCAGCTCAGCGGCCGCTTGTGCTTGCGATGACTGTGGCTGGATGTTCGCCATTCGCGATCCTCTGGAGCTGTTCGTCGGTTAGGTCAGCATAGTTGACCGCCATCGTTGTCGTCGTCACATCCTGACGATCCCGGTAAAGATCCGGACGGCGAGTTTTAAGCAGGAAGATGGCCAGGGTATCAGACATCTCACGGGCTCGACGATAAGCGGCTTCCTCGAGACCATCCATTGCGTTAGCGAGTGCGGCTTCCCATTTAGCGCGGAATTCTGGATGAGCTTCGCGACGCTTGTACGCCGTACCGCGATCGATCCCGGCTCCGGATGCGGCAGCGGCCACGGAGAAAGTCGATTCCAGCAACGTCAGGAAGCGATCTTCCCAGTCTGGCTTTTTAGGTGTGGAATCGGTGGAGGGCCTGCTAGAGGCTTTGACTGGCTTCGATGGTTTGACTGTCTTTGCGGTCTTTGTACTCTTTGGCATATTCAACGCTCCTCATCCCGATCGGCGTCGGCGATGTCGCGACTTCCCGTCGCGGATCTGTTATTTACGGGGGACTCCTCCCAGTGGATTCGTCAGGTTTAATGGTTGTGGCGGTTCCGGCCTTGGCAATCCGAAGAGCTGTTCGACTGAGAAGGTATCAGTCGGCTGGTTGTATCCGGGGAACTGGCCTTGCTTGAGGATCGCCTTCTTGGTCGAAAGCTGGTAGTACGGTCGCCCCCATTGCGGCGAGTTCTGGCGGCCGACAAAGTCGAGCAACGTGGCGCGGCCGTCCTCGTATGCCTTCATCGCAACATTGCTGCCCAGGATGGCGCGTTGGATCTCGGTTGGCTGCGTGGCGAACCATTCCTCACCCTTCTGGAACTCGACCGACTGACCGCGCAAGAGCGGGGCCTGCGTGCATCGGCAACGAGGATGACTCTCCATCCGCTCATCGAGACTGTGAACCGATCCGGCCAAGGCAAGGCAACTCGCGCACGTCCGGCGGCTGAAGCTGGCGACCCAGACCCATCCTTGAAGGATGTCACGGTTCTGGGTAAAGGTTCGGGTTGTGGCTTCGCGATAGGCGCGGATGGTCTCGGTTCTGGCGATGGTCAGGGCTCGAGTCATATTGCCGCCCAAGGCATCGCGCATCATTCGCGCCGTTCGGGTTGCGCCATATCCGTTGGTGATGGCTTCGGTCAAAGCATTGGCGACGGCGTGTCCGGCCAGTCCGGGGAGCTTGCCGAGAAGCGTATTGAGCGGCGATCCATCAGCGAGAAATCCAACTATTGATTCGGTCGCAGCCTTGGGAAGTTGGCTAAAGCTGACCGTGAGTTGCGCATTCTCAGCGGCCATCTCGACCAGCTTGCCAGTATTGGCGACGGCATCACGGATGGCGGCGCTTTGATTGCGAATGATGGCGGACTCGACCTGACCGGCGATACGGCCGATCTCTTCGGCGATCTGCCGCTGAAGAGTCTGATATCGATCGATCTGGAATGCCCAGGATGGAGAGACGTATTCACCGGCGGCGCGGGCCCGTTCGATCCGGTCCGTCAGCCGTCTAATGTTCGCTTCCATCTTTCGGAAGCTTCGAGCATATGCCCGGACGATCGCTTCCGATGCCGTGTCGTCACGAGAGATCAGCGCATCCTTGAACCGGACCGCTGACTGGTATATCTCTCCTGGCGTTGGCTGTTTGATGGGCGGCATAGGGTACTAGTTGAAAGCGGATTCGCGAACGTCGAAGGTCGTCTCGTTGGCGCTGGCATATAGGCCAGTCCCGATGAAGCGGACATTGTATCGACCTTCGGCAGTTGGCGTGTAGGTCAGCGAGTAGTCACCGACGGAGTCTTTGACCAGTTCGGCGTCAGATCCGTAGGTGTAAGAGAGCGTGACGCCAAGAGGAGTCTTAATGCTGGCCGTGACGATTGACGGATCGACATCCGTCCCGCCGTTCTTGAAGTTGGCGGATAGTCGGATGATATTGCCAAGCGCGTATTCTGCCATCTTTACCCCTCCCTCGTTCTTATGGGTCAGCGTGCAGACGTTGACCACAGACGTTGAGAGCGTGACGACTGCCCCGGTCAGGGTAAACAGTCGTTCACGCCATCTCTCGACTCCCCATTTGATTTTAGCCCATCGTGCCATTATCGGGGTCCTCTGCTGGCTCGAGAAGTCCAGCTTGTGATTTATCGCGATCGAACAGCCACGTGACTGCGAAGAAGTCGACCGCGCTGATTCTCTGGCCCTCGAAGATCTTGCTCGATAACTGTGGATCGACGATCTCGATCTCTTGAGCCAGGACCTTGTTAAACTCGTCCCAGAAGGCGGCGAACTCGGCCGGGTTCGACTTGTCGACCTTGAGATCGCCATCGACCTCTTTCCCGTGCTTTTGCACCAATCGGATTCTTTGCTGCTCGATGAGCTGGTACTCGGCTTGAGCCGCTTGCAAGAATCTCTGATACCGGATGGCGGATGGCGCGTCGATCTCGAAGGTGGCGATCTTTTCAAGGATCGGCCAGTTGGCGAATATCTGAAGAAGTTTGATCTTCAAGCATTTTCTCCTATGCTTTTCTATCGT